TTTACCCACGCTCCGACAGCAGGGTCGCCCGTGCGGCGGAATATGTCCAAACCTTCTTGAATGCCCGCCAGTTCGCCGGGAGTGCCCGCCAACGGGTTTTGCGGGGCCGCAGGCGCAGCGGGCGCAGCCATTTGCGGCGCGGCAGTCGGACCTTGTTGCGCTGGCACTTGACCAAACAACAGCGCATTTTCCAGCGTTGGCTGCGGCGTTGCCTCGACGGGCGCAACCGGCGTTGGGGGCGGCACGTTAGCAACAGGAATGGGCTGACCGACATTGGGCAGGTTAGACCCCATGACCTCACCAACCGGCGCTGTAGGCCCGGTCGATGCCGGTGTGCTTGGCATCGGCACCGTCGTAGGCATGGGCGTAGGTGTTGATGCAGCGGCTGACGGCGGCGGTTCGCCGCCCAAACCACTGAGCTGCAAGGCATAAGCACTAGCCTGATCAGCCGTCCTCGCTGCCCGTTCGTCACGCACCGCCCGCTCTGCACGGTTAGCGCCAAACTGCGTGATGCCTTGGCCGAGAAGTCTAGCCGCAAGCTCGCCGTAACCGCCCTTAATCTCAACGGGCTGGCGCTGCTCCTCAAGCAGTTTAGCCAGCATTGCGCTACGGCGCATTGCCGGGGTTTCGATCATCTGCGGGACAGGCATGGGAGCGCGGGCCATTTAGAGCTTCCCGTAATCGACCATGAGGAAGCCCGTCCAGTGACGGACCACCGCGTCAATGCCAGCCTTGAGAACGTCCTGCGCCATAACGCCAATGTGACGCTTGCGGCCCCACACATAGCGGTATTCGTAAACCGGCAGGCCGTTAGCCATCGTGCCAACGCGTTTGATGTCGCGCTTTAGGCGACGGTCAGATGCGCCGATGCCAGCCGAGCCAAGCGAGAACAGGCCGCTCATCAGGGCGTTCTGCTGATTTGCGCGGGTCTGATAGTTCTGGTTCTGCTGGTTCAGGCTCATGGCGTTAGCGCCAATAACGTCCGTCTGGCCTACGCCGGTTGGGCTGTATTGGATGCCTTGGGGCATACCGACTTGGCCCGTGCCTAGCAGAGCTTGAAGCTGCTGAAGGGGCTGGTTCTGGACGTAAGCCCGCTCTTGCAGGCCCTGCGTCCGCGCCTGATTACCGAATGTCCCGCCCGCAATGGCTTGCTGAATAGCGCGAGATTGCTCCGCGCCACCGGCTTGGATGGCTTGGTTTGCAGCCTCTCCGTATGCGTCAGCTCTATCTCTAGCAAAATCAGTTCGAAGGTTTCGCGTTGCCTCGCTATTCGCTCCAAGGCCCTGCGCGGCAAGACGTGCATCTTGCGACCTCTCAAGCCGCTGAAACTGCGGGTCGAGCCTACGGGTCTGGCTGGCATAAACCGAATCCTCAAACCGTTGGCGGTCAAAGTCAGGTGCGTTGTAGCCTTGCAGTTCCGGCAAGCCTTCGGTGTTCAGGCCCTGCCCAAGCGCCGTATTCACGCGGCCAATCTGCTGGCCAGCGGTGTCGAGGGCGCTACCATAAACGCCGGTTGAGCGTTCGTAGTTCTGCTGTTCAAGCGGGCTAAGTGCCGTCTCTTGACGATAGCCACCAGGTGCGGACGGGTCAGCGATATAACGCACGGTCCCTTGAGGGCCGGACGTATTCACCATATTCAGCCGCTGCTGTTCACGCGCGGTTGCGGTGTTTGCCGCGCTTTGAGCGTTGGCAAGCTGAACGGGATCAGGAGCCGCTGGGGGCCGGGGCTTGCTCACTTACACGGTCCTTGTTGAAACGGTGAACACGCCACTCGCTTTCGAGGAGACCGGATATGATGCAATCATCGTCACCATAACCACGCCGGATAGTCCCCTCATGTTTGAAACCAAACTTTGAGAGAAACTGGCGAGCGGGACGCAAACGCTTTGGCGTCAGGCTGGTGATTCTCGCCGCCCCTAATTGTTGGAACGGATAACGCAAGATACCTGTGACAAGCCGAGGCGTCAACCAGTTGGCCCGTGTCGAGGCAAAGCTAACCTCAATGTTGCGATATTGAGGCTGATATTGGTTAAAAACTACACCGCCAATGAGATTGTCGTGCTTATCGACCACCCCGATGGCTTCGCATGGCCCCCAATCCAGTCCATGCCCAATCTGATCCGCTACCCATTGAGCGACCAAAGGCGAGAACGGGCCGGAGACCAACCTCAAAGCTGCCCGCCCGTCTGGTTTTCGTATTTGAGGTTAAACGCGATAATCTCACACGGCGCATTGGTGTTTCGTGCCGCTTGCATGGCAATGATGCCGTCTGCCTCATAGGCCAGCGACGTATCGTCATCCACGCCCAGATCAATGTAGAGCGTAGCGTTTGGCGCTACACGCATCCGAACCGCACCGCAGTAGCCAATGCCGGTAACGCTCGTCCAGCTATCGCGCGTTTGCACGGCTTCCGACCAAACAGCCACGTCCCAAAGGCCCGTATCCCATCTCCCGCCCGTTGTCCTAATCGTGGTCGGGACAGCGGTTGGCACCTTTTCTTTGAAGTCCGTAACGATTTCGATGGCCGGTGCCAGGTCTGCGCTGATCCGCAATACCGGCTGGATCATCTCAAACTTCTTCAGGCTGCCACGCGAGCCGAAATAGTTAAATGCCGTTTTGATGTCGCCAACGATGCCGGTGTTATTGTCCGCAAAACCGCTGTCCCACAGACAGACAGAATCAGCCGCACCAAAATACATTTGGTCGTTGGCCACAGCCCAGCAAAACGCATCAATGCCCGTAAACCGGCACCATGCGCCCGTCTGGACGTTCTGCACATATTGCTCCGACCGCGTGAGATTGGCTGTCGGGACGTTAAAGATTGCCAGCGTCCCCTTGGGATACAACGCACCTTCCCAGCCAAAGTTGTTGCGATATTTGGTCGTCGATTGCTGGAATGCGTTTTGGATTTTCTGCGTCAGCGCGACAAGGTTCTCTTGTGCGCGGTCCAGTTTCAGCGCCTGAGAAAGCGGAACGACACCGTTGGTCGTCAGCACTACCAGGTCAGAACCATACTTGATGAGCGACCGGCGCGACAACGGCAGGCCGATGTCATAGACGCCAACCAATGCCCAGTTGTTTGCATCCGAAGGGTCAAGGCCCTGATACACGGCCACCTGACCCTGCGTAGTGACCCACACCGCCAGATCATCGGCACCGGAGCCGCCGTCCAGCGTCCATGTCGATTGGCAAAGGATCGAGCCGCCTTTGTCGAAAATCGGGCCGAGGTCGAGCAAGTTAGATGCGCCTTGAATGGCAAACGGCTCAAGGAACCAGCACCGCAGGCTGTCCTCTTGCACAAAGAACAAACGGCCCTTGTGGTCCATCACGTCAACCAACGTGCGCGGGTCCAGCGTAATCACCCCAGCCGAGCCGGTGATGACCGTAGAGGCAAACGTAGAGCCGTCGTAATAGATCGGATCAACGGAGCCGTTAGCCGCAATCATGAACGTGCCAGCGTCGTTAGCGAAATTAATCCATTGCCAACGGGCATTGCCAGCGCCCGAGAACACCTCAACCGGCGCGTCGTTCTGGTTGCTTACGTCATAGATTGAGCCGCCAGCCGCAGCAAAAATCTCATCTGGCACAACAGCCGTGCCACCACGCCAAACCATCAGCGATTCAGTCGGGAGTGGCAGACCTTCTTGCCAAGGCACATAGCCCTTACGCAGTTCCACATAGCCAGCGCGAGGAATGAAGTTGTCAAGAATGACCGCGTTCTCAGGCGGCATATCAGCCAATGGCGATTGAGCGTCCCATCCACCAACGGGAGCCGGAACAGCGCGTCCGATAGACACTCGCTGTTGAGACACCGCCCGTAAAGGCTGGCGACCATATCGCTGCGCCGCTTGTCTCATATCGCCACCCATGCCCCAGAACGGTTCTGATAGCCTTGTGCGCCGATATAGAACAACCGACCGTCTGGGCTATCCGCAGCGGCTGGCAAGGCTGAACCATAGCCCGGCGCATACACCGACAGCAGCGAGTTAATCTTCTTGCGCTGCGTCTCTTGGTTTTTGGTGTCAGAAATGGTGACGAACAGGATCATCCAGGGAACCCACCCTCTTGGATGTTCGTTGACCAGCCGTAATAGTTGCCGCCAGTGCTGTCGATTACGCCGTTGCCGCCATCACGGGCCATGCGCTGATTACGCTCGCCCTGATAGGTGCGGAAATCCTCCGCATAATCCAAGCCCTTTGACTTCAAGAAGCGCCAGCGAAGGCCAAGCGGAAACAACTTGTCATCCAGATACGTCAGGTCAGTATCAGCGAGGAATGACGATTGCGCCGAACCAGCAGCCGACTTGGCCCAGTTTGTCGTGATATACTCATAAGCAATCGTCTCCCCGGCGGCGGGCGTCGGCGTCACCAGAAACTGACCGTCCCGCTCAATGAACGCCAGAAACACGCGATTGAGTTGCGGTTGCGCTTGGATGGCCTGCCACTCTTGCGGAGTGATGGGGCCGTAAATGTAGCGCATGGTCGTTCTGTTGAAGAACGAGTTGGCAATGAAGTGGTCTAGATCAGACGGGATTGCACTCGATTGAACCGCGCTAGCCACCGTATTGAACAAGTGCTGCTTTCGCATCACCTGCCAATCATAAGTGCCCGACAATTCGTCGCCTTCTTCATTGGCCAGTGCGTAAAGCTGCTGAACCTGCGCGTCAGTCGAGTTGACGACTTCCGTAGGCACGGGAATGGACAAAAGGCGGCAGGCCCTTTGGACAATCTGAAGAAGGTTCATCGCCATTGGTTAGGCCTTTGCAGGACGCCCGCGCTTCTTAAGGGCGGGGATGGTTTCATGTTCCGTCACAACGTCCGTTTGGTCGTCGCTGACAGGCTGGGCTACACCGCCGGGACCATCCACCCCGTCGTGATCGAACGCTTCAATCGGCGCGTTATTAAACGCCGTCTTGAGATACATATCATATTCCGCGCCATGTGCCTTCTTGTCCGCTTCCGTAGCTACACGCGGGCCAATGACCGACGACGAATCGGCCTGAAAGCGGAACATCAGGAACTTGCCTTCCTTATAGAAGGTAGCACCAGGCTTATACATCACGTCGCGTTCAAGATTGTTCATGCGGCTGCCTTCTCTGCTTTGGCTTCCAGTGCCAGTGCCAGTTTTTCCTCAAGCTCCCGAATGCGCTGCGTCATTTCAGCAAGGGGCTTTTCGGCCTCAGTCTGCTCAATAAACCGCTGCGCTTTGGCGCGGAGGGCTTGACCACCCATCGGGACACACTTGGCCAGTTGGCTATCAGACAGGCCCGCCAGAGCCTCAACGGTGCGGATATGAACGCTGTTAAGCTCAATCACCTGACTGCGGCCCACGCCCGCCCATTCCTCTAGCGGTGTCCCGCTCTCAGGGGCTTCCATGTTAGCCTTGAACGCAGCGTATTTGGTAGGCCAGCGGTCGCGGTGTTCGTCCTTTACGGCTACGTCAACGATATTCTTGTTATCGCCCGGCACGATGAGTTCCACATACTCAACGTCAGCCCAGACCTCGCGGCCCTCTTTTTCCGACAGAAAGTTGTTACGAACCGGCTTGATATGGAAACGCGGGATAATCCGGTCCCGTCCGTCTGGCGCTACATAATCCATCTATGTCCTCCGATACACAGTGTCATTTCCAATCCGCATCACGCTCGAATAGCCCGGCAGATCGGCTTTCGGGCCTAGTCCCTTTTCTTCAAGGACTATGATAGGCGAAAACTTCTCGATTGTCGCTAGTGCGCCTTTAATGGCGTCAGCCTCCGCACCTTCGATGTCCAGCCAGATCAAATCGCACTGGTCGAGGTTCAGGCTATCTATCGTTTGAACTGGGATAGCCGTTCCCGGCAGCGTCTTGTGTGAACCACAGTTGTCCGTGTCGATGCGCTGAACAGCACACCAGCCAGGTTCCGCCCCTAGCGCCCCAAAATACACAAGTGCTTCGTCATATGTGACGTTCTTGTGCAGGCATTCGAAATTGTCTTCATCCGGCTCAAACGTGATGACCTGACCGAACACCTTCGACAGCGCCAGCGGATACACCCCGACATTGCCACCAGCCTGAACACATACCCGCTTCTCAGCCACCAACGGCAGGACGACAGGCATAGCAGCGGCGCACTCACCAATCACCGCGTTACGGCACCAAACGTCAAAGTCAGGCCACCAAAGGCCGTCAATCTGTTTCACTTTGCGAAACCCTTTTCATCATAAAGATGCCGTTGAGCGTCAACCGGATAATAGAAGTCTGGCTCTTCCAGCAGCAGCAACGCACGGTCAGCGTCCGTCAGCCGCTCAGGATACCATTTCAGCGTTGCCCACGCTTTGCGCCGCTCGTTATCGTTTCGCTCATGGTATTGGTTCACGCCAACAACCTTGCCATGTCTGGGATCAGGCCCTTGCCGTGGGCAATGACCTTCACGCCACGGTCGCGCAAATACAAAAACTGCTGCTGAAACTCCATCGCCTGCCTAATCATCCAGCGGGCGCAAGTGTATGTTTTGTCACCCAGCACAACATCCATTGTCGCTTCACCGTCATTCAGGCTTTGCGAATAGGCATGGTGTGAACCCTCGGCATAGGAACTGTCGAAACCATAAAGGTGTATTTTCTTATACCCCGACAGCCACGCCAGATTGATAGCCCGAAGGCCGACGGTGCCACCACCAGGCACTAAAACGCAGGGTTTCTGGTCTGGGCCTTCGTCAAACCACGGCTTGATAATGTCCATAAGTTCGTCACCCGAACCCATCGCATTGTGCCACAGAACAACATCATGCCCCGAAAGCGCATCAAACACGCACGGATGAACCTGCGAGGCGAGGAAATAGCGCACGGACATTGGCGCATCCTCGACCATGTGTAGATTTTCTTCCCGCGCATCCAACATGACGTGACCGTCTGGCGTTAGGCCGTGCTTGATCAGATACCGCATTGCATTGTTGACGCTGATAATCTTGGCGCCGCGTCTGCGATGGTCCTTGATGGCCTGCACACTGTCCGAAAGCGAGGGACCGCCACCGACAATGACGCAAGCCTTATCCTGATCCCCAAAGCCGGAGAACCACGGCAAGTCCCGCTGCACGTTTGCCCGCACGTTGGCATAGGCAAAATCATGCGTGACGTTCATGCCTTTTAGCTCTGGCATGGCCGTATAGCCACCGACGCGCCAGACACCTGGCACCCACCCCTCAGTCACTTCATGCGGTTTAGGCTGGCCGTGAAAGATAACGGCTTTAGCCGTCTCAGGGGGCCATGATACCGCATTCCGGTATGACACGAACATATCAGCAGGGAACGTGTCCCATGTGCTGATTTGGCTGATCCATTCTTGGTCCCCGCCATTCACTTGGCCTTCAGGCAACAAGCCTTGCAGGGTGTCAGACGGCAGGTCGATAAACTCAGGCTCAAACCACGTCCAAATGTCGGAATGGTCACCAAACTGCCAGCGCATGACGCTGCTGTTATAGGTCGGCCAGTGCCAATCCTGAATAATGCCGTGCGGCAATTCCTCAAGCCTGCCGGTCACGCATACGTCAAGGTCCATATACAGAACCTCATCGCCTAGCTCCCACGGCATATCTTCTTCGCAGAACAGATAGACCTTTTGCCACCAGCCCGGCAGATCGGGATTGTGCGCGATAGCCGTGATGCCATCTGGCAATTCGTCCGGCCTGTCAGTCAGGCACCAATGGCGCTGCTCTTCATCCAAATGCCGGGCAATGCCATCATGCAGCTTGGTAACGTATTCAATTGGGTATTTGTCCCCGACGCAGACGCTGACAACGTTAATCATGCTACCTCCATAGCAAAACAGCCGCAGGGACGAACCCCACGGCTATTAGGCTAACACCTAACCCCAGTGGAGGCTAGGGAAGGCGAGAGGTGTTAGATGGCGGTGCGCTTGGCCCAGAAATATTGGCCAGCGGCGACACCGCCCGTGGTGTTGACCGTGAAGCCAGCCGAACCGGAATCCGACGACGCAGAGCCGTTGGTGCCGATCAGGATGGTTGCAGTCGAAGACAGAGCCTCCGAAGCACGGGCGTAGAGGTGAAGGCGAGCGTCGTTAGCACGAACAGTCGTGTTGACGGCGAAGGCCGGGGTCGAGGACTTGTCGTCCAGATCAATCCCCACAGTCGGAATGGTCGAAAAGACCGTAGCAGCAGTCGATGCCATGTTAGTGGCTCCTTTCTAGGGGGATCAGGTTTGGAACAGGACGCCTTGGAGGAAGGCGTTCGACAGGGTCAGGTTGCCAGCCCAAACGATAGGCTTGACCATAGCGTCCTGGTTGATCGAACGGACTTCTTCCAGCGGAACCATGTTGCGGTCCTTGTGAGGGCGCCAGTGGATGTAGCCGGTGTTCAGCATATACATATGGTTGGCCGGGCAAGCCCCGCCGAAACCACCGTCGAACACCACGTCGGTGCCTTTGAACTTCAGCGACACATAACCGGCGTCGCCTTCGTTGGGGTTGCTGATGCGCTGGATGTCCTGAAGCGCCGACTCATAGAATGCGAAATAGTTGTCATCGCACAGAATGAGGTCCGGCTTGTCGGTGCCACGCGAGCACTGACGATACAGGTTGTTCATGAAGCGAACGATGTTGGCAGCCGAGGCAGCCGAACCGCCGTCCGAAGTGGCTTGGAACTTCTGGTTCTGCCAGAAGGACCACGTTGCACGGTTGATGCCGCCGACAGTGCCGGTGGTGGGGTCGTCAGCGACGAGAAGCTGAAGGCCACCAATCTGCTTGCCGCCCGAAGCCGTGCCGTTCGAGTAGAGGTCTTCGGCCACACCGTTCTGCATGGTCTTTTCCGCGTTCTTGATACGCGAGGCCAGCAGGTCGATGATGGCGTCAACGCCGGAGTTTTGCAGTTGCTCCAGACCGCTCATGGTCACGTTGACAGCGATTTGCTTCCAGTCAAACTCAGCCGAGGTAAACACATCGCTAGGCGAGATGTTCAGGACTTCGTAGCCCGAGTAGCGCTGATAAGTGACGTTCTCAGCGTATTCGAGTTCCTGGATGATGGTCCGACCACCGGACACCGGCTTGATGGTGCCGCGACGGTTCATACGCGACAAAATCGCGTTGTTCTGGGTAACGTTGTCAGCCAGCTTACCCGTGCGATTACGCAGGGTCGTGGTTGCGATTTCCGAAAGATTCGGGGAGGTCATTTAAGTTCTCCTAGGCCGCACCGGCAACTTCTTCAAAAGCTGCGCGGATGTCGTCCTCGATTGATCCATTGGACTTGGGAATCCGGGTTTGGCCCGGTGATCCGGTGACACTGACAGCCGCCCGTCGCGCCTGCGCCGCCTTGTCTTGCACGGGAGCCGCTGGGGCCTGCGCTGTTTGCAGGAACGGGCGAATATCCGGCCTCATCCAGCAAGCCATCTCATACGCTTCCTTAAGGTCCGATGCTTTCCCGTTGTGCAAGAGGACCGCCATGTCATCGCGGACGTTCTCGAAATACAGGTTAGCAGGGTCGTTCTGGAAGGCGTCGATTTGGCTGACAATAGGCGCGGTTTGCGCCGTCTGGACTTGGCTTTGCAGGACTTGGAGTTGCTGCTTAAGGGCTGCAATCTCTGGGTGGCTGTCTCGCGCGGGCTGGGCCTGGTAGGGCTGTCCCTGCGGCTGGGCCGTGTTCAAATTCACGCCATACGAACGGGCCAGAAACTCAAGGCCTTGCATCGGGTTCTTTTCAAGCAGGTCTTGTGCTGCAAGCAGCGTCTTGACCGCGTGAACCTCATCCATCCCTTGCGCGGCCCATTGAGCGCGGCGAGGGGCAAGCACTTGTTCCAGCGGTTCATACCGCTTCACTTCCTCAGACTTGCGCCGCAGTCCGTGGTCGATCTCCTGTTCCCGCTTTGCAACAGCCTGTTGCACTTCCGAGGGCAGTTTATCAAACGTGGCCTTAGCCGCAGGTGACCACGAAGCCGGGGCGCGGATGGCGAGCTTTGCAGCAGGGTCCGCGACTGCCTCCGAGGGCTGGTCGGGAGTATCTTGCACCATTTCTGGCGCCTTGGCAATAAACTTGCCGTCAGGGCCTCTTACACGCCCGTCTGCTGCCTTTTCGATGTCATCGTGGGGCGTTTCTGCCTCGATAACTGCTTCCGGCGCAACCACCACTTCCTCAACGGGCGCAGGTTCTGGCGCGATACCGCTTACCTCAGCCATAGCTGCCCGAATGTCGTCTTCCATGTCGCTCATAGTCTGGCCTCCACCTGATCAATAGCCGTCTTGATGTCCTGTTTAAGCTCACGGTCAGACAGCGTGGGCCGTGGCTTGGCCGTTAGTTTCTCGTTCCCGACAATCTCGCAGCCCGCATCCTTGACGCCGCGCTCATAGGCTGACCGACTGTCATACATCAGGCCATTGGCGTGGTTCAGAATCGGGTCCATGCCGTCAGCGCGGATAGCGGGCATTGGCAGATGGGAGCGGGCCTTGCGAAACTGCTCAAGGCAGGGGCCAGGCCATGCGGCTACGTCGTGCATATCGCCACACGCTTTGCAGATGCGATAAGTCGCACGGCTCATACGGCAAACGTTCCCATTGACGACCAATTGTCAAACCCTTGGCTGTCCGCAAACGCCTGCATGGCCTCGGTCAGGTTGGTGTAGTTGGCGCTCAACCGGCTATTGATCCAAAGCAGTTGGGCTTCATTAAACGTCGCGCCAGCCGGAATGGTAATTTCCGCCTCAAACATCAGCCGCACATCACCGTTATAGTTATTGGCGGTTGGCGTGAGGCTAATCTCCCTCGCGCTCGCCTGCCGCTTGCCTTGTTGCGTCTTGTCCAGTGTCGGCATCAGGCAAACCCTTGCGGCGTCGGGTCACGGGAAAGGGTCGCAGCTTTAACCTGAAGCTCTTGGCCCTTCAGTTGCAGTTCAGCCATCCCAAGCTCGCCCTCCATTTGCGTCCGCTGTTGCTCGATTTGAGCCTGCATCTGGGCCGTTTGCGACTTCAGTTGTTCCACCTGCATTGCGCTTTCGTCAGGCGGTGGCGGTCCTTGAGGCTGAACAGGCGGCTTTGCGGCTAGTTCTTCAAATACCTTGTCGATTATATCTTCCATCGATCGGCTAACATTGAACGTGCGAGCGCCTTGCTTCAGGATTTCACCAAATAGCGGGGCCGTTTTCGGTTCAGTTGGGACAATTCCCGCAGCAGCAGTCAGCAGGCCGACAACCGCGCCTGTAAACTCGGTAAACGCCATTTTGGCCGCGTTCTCATCCGGTTGAACCGTCGAATCAGTCTCAACGTCGATGCGGAACGACCGCAGCGCGTCATCGCGGAGAAGGGCTTGCACCTCTTCCCATGTTGGCTGCGCCATCAGTTCCAGCATAGCCGGATCAGGGGCTAGGCCGGGCGGGATAGGCATCCCCGCTTGTTCAGCTTGCTGAATCAGCGGCATGATTTGCTCAATCTGCTGCTTTTCAGCCGCCGTCAGGAGCTTCACGTTCGTCATGGCTTTCAGCGTGTCAATGCTGAAATGCTCCGCGATAATCTCAGCCTTGAGCCGGATGGCATCACGGCAGAACCGTTGCAGGTCGCGTTGACGGTCACGGACACGCAGTGAACCCCACTGGCCCTTCATCCGTTGAGCCGTTGCCGTCTCGTTAGGATTGCTCTCGCCCCGAATGATGTCTGACAGGCCCGTAATCTGGTAAATGTCGTTCAGGACTTGCGAGCGGGCTTCGTAACAGCCCTTCAGCACCTGAATGACCATATCGACCGGCACCCACTCGATAAGGCCGCGAACGCCGCCCTTCTCTTTCCACAGGTCGAACGTGTCGATTGGGATTAGCTTGTTCTCGTTGCCCGGCGAGAACACCAACTGAAGCTCGCGGTTAGCTTCACCGGCATAGACACCGACCATGCGCAGCGCATCTTGCAGCTTGCCAATACGGGCCGTCAGTTCGTCCAGTTCGTCAGCCTGGTCCTGATACTGGACATAATCGGCAACCGGAATGGTGCTGTCATTGGCCGTCGTGGCATTCAGCGGAGGCGGGCATGGGAAGAAGTTCGTAAGCCCCAGCGGGTCTTCACGCTTGTCCAGCACCCCGCCCGTGTAGCCCTTGCAGACCCAATAGGCCATCTTGGTGGGCTTGTCCCAAATCTCATAGACCTCGCCCGTTTGGCTGGACTGCTTCTGGGCATCCGATGCCGTGTCCGTGCCGGTCGAGGTCGTCGTGATCGGAACGTTCTTGGCCATGTCTTTGCCAAAGCGTTCCGTCAGTTCTGCCCTTGTCATATAGACGCGCCGGGCTACCCAACGGACCTCAGCCCATTCACGAGCCGGGTTAGTCAGCCAGTCTTTCCATGAGACGTGGTCGCACTGGACTTCCTCGTAAACCACTTCCTCAGTGGCTTCCGGCGTCTCGACCTCACCAACCTCGGTGTCGTCATCGTCCTGAACGCCTTCGCCCAGTTCGTAATCCTGCTCCGCGTTGACCTCGCGCATATGCGGGATGTAGCGCACCCACACCTGACCTCGGCCCGGCAGCAGATAGTCCAGAACGCAAAGCTTCACGCGCCCGTCAAAATCATACTGGTCGAGGCTGAAGCCTAGCGCCCGTTCCAGAACTTCAGAGGCCACCTTGCCAACCGGGTCTTCATCACGATAGCGGCGATCCACCATCGGGACCGGCTGCTTGGCATAGATGGCAGGCTGAAGGGTCGAGACGTTAGACCACAGAATAGCAAAGCGCCGACGCTCATAGCCTACAGACGGACGGCCACCGCCACGGGCGCGGTTCTCGTTCTTGTAGCGCCTGACGATGATGTCGCCAGTCTTCCACCACGGCTGCAACTCGCGCTCAGACAGATTGATTTCCTCAATCCATTTGGTAACGAGGTCAATGCCGTCTTGATTTTCAGGTTCGTCGGGAAGCATAGCCCCTCGCAAGCGTTCAGGGGAACATATCGTGCGCGGGTCCGCTTGTCGATAGAACGATCATGCGCGTTCGTAACCCGTATGCACCGGCTGGTTAGCTAACAGGTCATCCCATGTCATATCACGGATGCCCTTGATCGGCGCGTCTGCCGCTTTGGCTTCCGGCTTAATCTCACGATAGGCCATCGCAAGGTATCGGAACGCGTCCGCAGCGTGGCTGGTCCAGTCGTGCTTAGGCCCATCACGGAACACGCGGGCCTTGTCGTCATAATCCGCGCGATACTGGCGCAAGCACTCAAGCCCGTCTTTGCACTTCTCACGGTCAAACCAGATGCGCGGAAACAGGACGCGACCGGCGTTGATGCCGTCCAGCACCTTGTGATTAGGAACCAACTTGGGTTTAAGCTTGAGCGTCAGCATCGTCTCAATCCTGGTGCGGCCCGTGCCTAGTTCCCTGACCCTCGCGTCATGCGGCACCCAATCGGCCTCATACTTGTAGGGCTTGGCTTGCAACACCTTGGCGTAATGCTCGATGCTTTCGCCGCTGGCCTCATAGAAGTCTATCACCCGTATCTCAGCGCCATGAGCCTGCCAGAACCAGATGGCCGTGCTGTCACCGATGCCCAAATCCCACGTCGTATATACAGGCAGCGCAGGATCATACGGAACGTCTGTGATCCGTCCAGCTCGCTCGCTCTCGGCCATGTCCTTACCGTAGTAAGCACCGATGATTGCCGCCTCGAACGAGCATTCAAACTCTTGCTCATACTGCTCTGGCGTCATTTCCTTTGCAGCAGCGGTCAGTTCGCTTTGCGGCAGGATGCCTGTCTCAGACGCTGGCAGGAAGAACGGGAACCAATCAGGGTCAGTTTTGGCTCGCTCAAACAGGTCAAAGAACGCATTGCGCCCCTTTGGCGTCCCGATGAACGTAGCTGTTCCCTGCCGGTCAGCCAACATCGGGCGGATGATTGAGCCGAAAATGCCCGGATACATATCGGCATATTCGTCCAGCGTGGCATCATCCAGGTAGCCACCGCGCAAAGCATCCGGATTGTCAGCGCCGTAAATCTTGATGCGCTTTCCGCCGATTAGCTCGACATACAGTTCTGATTCGTTTGGCGGCTTGGCCCAGATTGGCTGGCTGTATCGTTTCAGATACTCCCATGCCACGTCCTTGGCCTGCTTCAGGTAAGGCGCGAGATAGGCCGCTCGATAGTGGGGCTTGTCGGACACCACCGCATTGCGGATCATGTCATTGATGCAAGCCACCGTCTTACCGCATCGACGGTGCGCCACCCCGATGGCAAAGCGTTGCGTCCGGTTGTGGAACGGCAGGAACACCTTGCGAGGGGCGTAGGGGATTACTCTGGTTTCAGCCACGAAACACTGATCGAGATTGGCGCGTCAGGGTCACCGGCAATCTGCATCGGCAGAACCTTGCCAAGCAACGACATAAACGGGCCGGGGTTCTCGCTGGCCTGAACGGTCAAATAATCCACCAGACCCGTCTCGGTATCACCACCGGCTTTTTGGGCAGCAAGCAGAATGGCGTCCTTCAGCAACGCAGTCGTCTTGTTCGGAGTGCCTTTCTGTCGGCCTCCGCGACGCTCTCCGGGGGCGGAACCGCGCATTGCTTCCTTCAGACTAGTTTAGCAAATCGTTCGCATCTAGCCTTACGCCGTGGCTGGGGCTTAGTGCGGGGTGGATAATGCCTTGCCTTTAGCCGGTCGTCAATCAGAACTCTTGAGTCTGCCCGCGTCGGTCCAGTTCTTCAGCCAAGGCAGATGCGCCAACGGTCGTGCTTAAACCGCCAATGCCATACTTCCGAAGGATTTTGACAAGGTCGTCATTAAAGACGACGTAATTGGATGAGCCTTCGCCAACCCCTCGGGAACCTGCATCCAGGTAACGAATGCCCGGAATGCCGCGTTCAGCCAATGCACGGGTTGCAGCCTGCCGGTCAAAATAATCGCCCGGAACCAACCGCGAACTTTCGAGGATTTGCCCACCCGTTGCGTCTGGACGCATATCCGACAACGCACTACGCACCGGCTCCGGTTGCTCACTTAGCGGCCTGTCCCAATCCAAGAACGTGTTTGGGTCGGCGTTGATGCCTACTTCATACATTGAGCCGGGGTCGCTCATACGAACAGCCGCGCTAATCTGTTCGGGTTCCGCTGTTCGGTAAATCTGCCCTAACGCTTCTTCTATTTGCGCCGGGTTATAGCCGTTGTCCCTAAAATCTCTGGCAGCAGCCACCCAAGCGCTATCAACGCCGCGCCTATCTAATGGGTTGTCTAACTTGCCTGAAAGTGTGTCGCGATACTGCCGCGCCACGTCCTCGCTCTCAGCGAAGTAAAGCCCGTGGCCGTATGCCTGCGCCCCCTCTCCTGTTCCAATCTTGTCAAGGGAGAAGCGGTCGAATGAGTGGGGCGAGCCGTGAAAGGCGCGGATAGGGTAATCCGGCTCAACCGGCGCAACATACGCTTGCGACGCCTCATCCCATTGAGCGTTGGTCGGGTAGCCTTCGTCGCCCGGACTCAGAACCCGTGCGCCCGTGTCATTCGGGTTGACCGCACGATAACGGGCCAGCGCCGACTCAGCCTCAGTCATCGGCTCAACGCGCGGAGCCGGAGCCGTTTCAGCAGCCTCACGCACCGCACGGGCCGTTGCGCGAATATCGCCCCCTGCCCCCCTGCTAAACGACGGAATGCCGGGGATTGCCGCCAGCGCACCGAGGCCAATACCGCCCCAGTCGTTGTTTTGGGCGGCTGTCTGTAGGTCTTCCGCGCCGAGCAAATCACCAACGCCCGGCACCATTTCCGTGCCTGTCCGCAAAATGCTGTTCAGCAGTTGGCCAGCGCCAGGCAGTTGGTTTTCGCCATATTCGGTGACGTATGGTTCTGCCTTTTTTTGCAACAGCTCCATAAGCGACCGCAACGGTGCGGGTCGGTCTGGATTAGACTGCACTCCGTTCCATTGCATCGCAAACCGTCACCATCATTAGCCTGCGGACACAATAGCAAAACCACCGCCTAAATCAATGAACCGTCCGTTATTCCGCCATCCAATCGCCGGACAGTGCCTTGAAATCAGGCCGCTCTGTAAACGGTTCCCGCCACATTGCTGGCTCAATCCATAGGACTTTTGTGTTCGGGAACGCGCCTATCGTGCCGTCCTCTAGTTCCATAACGTGCAAGTGCTTGTGCTGCTCGCTCATGTCGGCCAGCGATGAGCCGGTGAAGTCGATTGAGAACCGATACCTGGCACCGCGCCGATCCGGTAGAATCTGCGCCTTCATGCGGCGATTGAACTCAAACGCGTGAACGCCAAACTCGCTGGAGAAACAATCCCACGGCTGGACGTATGTATAATCCACCGCCTCATTTGGAGCGCGAGGCTTGTCGGGTATCTTCCAGCAAAAAGCCTCAATGGGAGCGAGAAACCCGGCTCCAGCTCCATACTCGGTCAGGACGCATTGGAACTCTAGCGACTTGCCTTGCACCACTCTCAGGCCGTGGATAACGCACGGAAGATACTGCCCGTGTCCGTCTTCCAGGTCGCGCGTGTATTCCTTGCGGATGTAGCCGGAAAAGAAGCGGTCGAATGAGCCGATTATGAACATGATTTTTCCACGCGCTCAATGCGTTCAAGTTCGTCTAATACGTCAGCCGCTATCTCTTTGGCCGTGCGGTGCGCTGTCTGGGCTTGGCGGGATGTTGTGCCGGGTAGTCTGCGGAATATCACGGCTGCCAACCTGTCTGCTTTTTCAAATCGGGTCACTCTGGCTGGTCACTCCACTTTATGCCGTTTCGGTTGCCCCACTCGTAAACCAACGAGAGCAAGCCGGTAAATTCCTCAACGCTTAAGCTGGACGATGAGCGGCCTAATCCAACCATTCCGGTGCCGTCCAAGTTCGGGACCATGCGCGTCTCACGGTCCAGGGCGTCCATAAACAGCAGTTTGTAATCGTCTGGGGACAGTTTGAGGCCGTGATAAGGTCGCTGCTTCGCAATGTCCCCGAGCGCGGCCCATAGGGCGCTATTCTGGTCGATGCTTCGTGTTGGGCCATGAAAGACTACCTTGCTTCCTGCGGTGACGCCCTGCGCCCATTTGCTGGCCTTGTCTCGGTCAGCTTGTGAACGCAGGGTGATAACGGCACGGTCAGACACGGCCTAAAACGGAATGTCGTCGTCAAACCTAGCGCCGCGTTGTGGCGGGGCTTCACGCGCCGGGCCAGCGTCGCGCTGCATCGGGAACTTTACCGATCCAGTCAACATCGTTCCGTTGTCGCCTTTGGCCCAGAACGCCACCTCCAGCTTGTCGCCCGGCTTTGCGCCTTCAGGGACAATCAGATTACCGCGCCAATCTGGCGCCTTATCGTTACGCTTTTCGCGCTCTTTGAAGACGGCAATGTCTCCGAGCTTTTGCTCATACGCCATTACATTGCTCCCAGTTCACGTCCGCGCCGGTCAAATGCCTCGCGGACTTCAATGCGCCAACCCTTCGGCATGGTGCGGATGGTGTCGCCGTTTTCGTCTGCCCAATCTCGCAGAGCGGCAACGGTTGGAATAGTCTCAAGGTCGCCAAGCCACTGGTTCACCTTTTCGCCCAGCCCCTCGGCCTTAGCCTTAGCCGCGCTCATTCCAGCGCCTTCGGTTTTATACCAGTCTGGGCCTTCAGGGTGAACGCTTACGTTCGGGTTCTTAGGCTCGCCGGGCTTTGTTGTGCGCGGCATAGACGCCTCGCCGTCATCATCCACCGCTGGCATATTGAGCATGGCCATAAGCGAGTATCGACGGGCATAGGTGATTGCCGAGCCTGCCGCTTGCGGGTCCATCTTTCCAGCGGGCAGCGAGAAGTCAGTCTCGATCCACTCTCCGCTTTCATGCACAAGGCGGGTCGTAAGGGTGATACAGTTGCCATCCATCGGACCTGGCCCCTGCATTACAGCCAAGCCGTTATCCGACAGAGCGTCGTGGGCAGCTTCAATGACGCTTTCGAGGTTCGCATACTTGGACTTAAAGAACGGGTTGTCAGCGCCCTTTTTCACTCCCTCGATTGCGTTGATAGCCTTGACTAGCGCCGGGCTGATTTTGATTAGTGTGTCGCTGCTTCGCATAGGGCTTCCTCCATTGCCTTTTCGTATTCTGCCAGAGCCATACGACAATCGCGGACGTATCGCGTTGCGTTATGGTCGTGTCGGTTTTCAAACATTCGCGCCATCATTCGGACGGCAAAGGTTGTCGCGGGCCGATAAACGCCGCCATCGTCCAGCCACAAGCGGCACTCTTTGTATTTGGCAAGCGGGCGGTCAGTCATCGGACTTAGCCGCTACTGCGTTGCCCAGCCGGGCTGTGGCTTTCCATAGCCGTTCCATCTGGTCGGGCGTTATGTCGGCTAGGCGCTCAACGTCACCAATGGCAGCGGTTAGCGCCGACATACACGGCTCAAACTGGCCAGAATGACGGATGCTTCGGAAAGCGTCGATAACGTCGGTCATCACAAGTCCCTGTCTTTAGCAGCATCACGGGCATTGTCTGCCCGGTCAGCGATAAGGTCCCACGCTGCTTCATAGGCCTCGTCTTCAGCCAATGCGCGGGCGTCAGCCTCGGTCATGCCTTGCTCTTCGTAAAGGCTGACCAAGCGGTCACATTCTTCAATGTAAAGGTCTTTCATTCCGCCACCTCATCCATCATGGCTTCGTCAAAATCGCCAGTCGCAAACTGGTCTAGGATTGCGTTAATGGTGTTCCAGTCGCCAGCGGTAACAGGGCGACCGTCAATAGCCTCAACCCAAATGTCATCAATCTCGGGCGGGTCTGCGGGCAATCCGCCGTGATCGTATGCGGGCGGGGCAGCAGCGCGGCCCGGCGTGAAGGCAAACGACACCGTGGCGTCCAACTCGCAGAAATCTGCCTCGCCGTCCGTTCCAAACGAAAGACAGGTCGTGAAGGTGTAACGCTTGGCCATCACACGGCTCCCGTAATGTCAGCGGCCATCGCCAGAGCCTTGTCAGCGTTAGCAGCGGCTTCCTCCGCGCACTCTTTGACGCGGTAATAGGCGGCGCGGGCGACGACGGATTGCTGATGCTCGTGATACCTGTCCAGCTCGCCTTCGATGTAAGTTTCCCAATCGCCTACGTCGTGTTCGTAATCGTTTTCGGGGTTGAGCTTGTATGCTTCCTCACCGATTGCAAGGCCGTCTTCGCGCAGTTCGTCGGCGTTGGCCCAGTCCTTATCGTTTTCGTGAGCGTAGTCGCGATGCGCCTCCCACATATCGTCTTCGAGTTTGCAGAGTTCTTTTGACGGCTTCATGTCTGTCTCCCTTGTTGGAGAGACAAAAGCACGGCACCGGGGAGGGCGTCAAGCTAAAATATTCGCTTGCGAGAACGTTTCCGTTCGGTCTATGGTTACATCATGGAAGAAACATTTGCCGACCTACTGCGACGCCTCCGCAAGCGCGAAAGGCTTTCGCTATCCGACGTTTCCCGCCAGACCGGGCTTGCCAAAGGCAACTTGTGCGACATGGAAAAAGGAAACCGGGTCAATCCAACCGTTTCGACGCTTGGCGCTTTGGCCTCTGTTTATAACACGTCCCCGGCTACATTGCTGCGGGCAGCTTTGAGGAACGAACCATGATTGCTCTCCTTCGCCGTCTCATCCAGCGTTATGGCTTCCACCGCCAGCCCGCACCGCAAAAGCGGGACGACTGGCACGCCCACCCCTTTTATATAAGCGCGGGAGATAAGGCCCGACGCCTTGCCGAGATTGCTCGCCAGCGTAATGCATTGAAAGACGAACTGGCGAAGGTCATCAAAGCCAAAAAGGCCCGCGCTCCGATTTATGCGGCCCTTCGCGCTCTCTCGATTGAAGAGCTTAAGGTCGAGGGGCGCCGGTGAAGGCTCCCAAATACCGGAACATCAAAACCATCGTAGATGGCATCACGTTTGACAGCATCAAGGAAAGCCGCCGCTATGGCGAATTGAAGCTGCTGGAACGGTCTGGGCGCATTACAGGGCTTCAGGTTCAGCCTTCGTTCCGCATCGTCGTAAACGATTGCCTGATCTGCACCTATAAGGCCGACTTTTGTTACACGACGGAAGCGCCGCACACTGAAGGGCTGCTGGTCGTGGAAGACGTAAAGGGGTTTAAGACGCCGGTTTATCGTCTCAAGAAAAAACTGATGCTGGCGGTTCACGGGATTATCGTGGTGGAGATATGACGGCAGCACCACCCAGGCCGTCCATGTCAAAGGCCCGTCGCTTGCGCTTGTTCGCCCGTGACGGTGGCGTTTGCGACATCTGCAAGCAAAAGGTTCTGGCCGGTGAAGCGTATGAGCTAGACCACATCATTCCGTGGGCTTTAGGGTTTGACGACAGCGATGAGAACTTGAGGCTGGTCCACAAGACGTGCCATCGGACAGACAAAACCGGCGGTGACGTGACAAGGATTGCCAAGGCCAAGCGCCAAGGCCGAGAGACAGGCCAGCAAGCTAGGCGAGCAATTAAAGGCGGTTCAATCCCGTCCCGCCCGTTCCCAAAGACTAAAACCACATGGCCAAAGCGGACTTTTAAGGGGAGAGAGACTTGAGACAGACAGTCGCCAACATCTTGCGGGAGGTCGCGCAGGAACACGGGCTAACCGTCGCCGCGCTAACCGGGCAGGGTCGCTCGCGTCATATCGCGCGGCCAAGGCAGGAGGCTTATTACAGGGCCTTCACCGAGTGTCCGCATCTCTCTTATCCAGAGATTGCCCGGCGCATCGGTGGTCGTGACCATACAACAGTTTACTGGGGGGTATTGCGTCACTGCAAGCGTATTGGGCAACCATACTCTGACGCCAAGGCTATGCGGGCAAACTCAAAAGCCTTTTTATTTGTAAATTCCGTTAAATCTTACGGCCACGTCATGGAGGTTGCTTGTGCGTATTGAAATGACGGACGCTGAACTCGCACT